AAAGTCATCAACATCAGTTTCACCCTCAAACAACTCTTGGACGGGTCTGCTAATTGTACCAAGCTCAACGTCATTAATTTTAGCTGTACCAGCAACAGTCCTTAAACCATCTCTACCTAAGAAAATTATTTCACCAGCAACTTCCTGTACAGTAAAACCGTTAAGGCAACCAATATCTCTTGTTACAGGTTGCATAACAAAGTCTGCAATAGTATTACCTACAAGTTTGTAAATACGTTCTTCTGCAAAGATATAAAGCTCATCACGGAATGGAAAGAGTGCAGTGATCTTACTGTCTACTCGTATTGAACCTGCACCATTAGCCGCACTAAAATCATTATCTGTATACGGTGCAGTAAATACAACTTCTTCTGGTGAAGCTGACATACCTGCAAAAAACAAAGCATTTTTAAAATGTTTTACAAACTTAGGGTTAGCTGGTGCACCTGTGGCATTAAGGTCTGTTACTGTTGTACCATTATATTTAGTAGCATTATTAGCACCATCAGCCCAAACAATAATTTCTGTACCAGATAAGTTGTATCTATCAAAAGAATAACGTATTGCGTTAGTTCTACCGCTATCAATGCTTGTCCAAGAACCACTACCACTTGCCGCTTCATAAATACTTGTACCTCTAGCAGCAATTACTTTATTATTACCCGCAAAGTATGCAGACATTAGTACAGGTTCTGTAGAACTAGCTGTCTGTGGGACTACATTAGTATTCCACTTTTCAAAACCATTGATTCGTCTGTAACCACCTCCCGTGTCAGGCTCAAAGTTTTCTAACTCTAATGCCATCCCTGGTTCCATAGCAAAAGTAGAACGGTCAAGAACTAAACCACCTTGTAAGGGAAATACAAAAGGATTAAGACCAGATTGATCTGCCATATTTATACCTTACACAAATTTACTAGTTGGTTGCTGTGATCTATACAACATAGTAGAACGAATATAGTCAGTTCTATTAGAAAGTAAACTTCTCATATGTTTAATACCAGTTTCAAAACGTTGAAAATTTAATTGGTACTGTCCTGTTTCTCCACGATATTGATAACCATACGCTGTTGCACCATCTACAATCGTAGTTCTGTATTGCTCTGGAATAGTTGGAACATCTGTAGCTGCAGATAAAGCTGTAGTAAATGCATAATACTCAAATCGTAAAGCGTATGCTTTATCTGGATAAGGATACAAACCATACTTATTATCTGGTGTTCTAAATATATAACGTGGAATACTGCCTACATTAGTTTCATCTTCTTGTGCAACATGTTTATCTATGTATTCTTTATAGTCCATGTTGGTAAGTGTACCACCTGAACATCCTAGTGAATCGTCTTTAACTAAACGAAAAGTTTCATAGTCTACATGTTTTGCTGTAGTTGGTATAGCGTATCTAGTTGTACCAGCAACTAATGTATCGGTTTCTGTACTGTGATTAAAAGGCCACGCAAATTCACTAGTATTAATATAATCAATAGCATCATTTACAGCATTTTTACATTGAACTTGAAAACCTCTAGCAGACGTAAAACCTGCAGACGTTAAAGCAACTTCGTTAAAACGAGCAATAACTTCATTGGTCAAATCTAAGTAGGTATATGCCATTAGGGTGCTTTCAAGTTAAATGTATAGGTGGGCCACATTTAAGCAGCCCACCCAATAGTTTAGTTACGCAAGTGCGTCACGATCTACTTCGTTAGCAGAGTAGTCGCCTTGATCACTAACATCTACCATCCAAGCGTAAACACGAATTTTACCTGCTGAGAAAGTAGCACCATCACCTGCAAATGTCAGGTCTAGTGTGTCTGCTGTCGCAAGAGTAACGTCTGCTGCAGGTGTAGCTGATGGTGCATATGCTGCATCGGCAGCGCCATCAATGTCAAATGCGGCAACAAATTCGTCAGCATCTGCTGCACCCAATGTTGCGGTAGCATTTGTACCTGTATTCATAGTTGCAGATTCTACAACTTGAAAACCAGCGTGAATTACACGTGTGTTAGCAGGGATAGTAATACACTGAACTACGTCACCAGCCGAACAGGAAATAGCCTGTGCAGTAAGGTCAATAGTTTTTTGTACCATATACGGCGCACGTCCACGTTGTGAACTACCGTGAGCAGGTAACAATAATGAAGTAATAGTAGCCATTTGTTATCCCCCCTTATGCCAAGTGATACTTAGCGTTCACAAGAGCTTCTGGACGAAGAATCTTGCGACCGTATAGATGCATCCCACGAACAATGTCAGCGAATGAATCTGGGTCACGATAAGTTTCAGTTTTGTTGATCTGCTCTGCAGTTGCAACGGCTGAATCGTGACCAGCAACAATCATACCATAGTTAGTAGATGAGTTTGTTCCTGTGAAAGAAGGACCAGTACCTACTGATGGCAGGTTGTTTGAAGTGTATACACGGAAACCATGAATGTTTGTTCCGATTTGACCATTCTGCAATCCAGAACCACCAAAGTCAGCGTTAAACAAACGTGAGTCTTCGTCTTTCAACAACTCCATAAACACAGGATCTACTACCAACCAACGGCCTTGAGTATCCACATTCTGTTGATCCAACAGACGTGACATACGTGCAATAACTGTCAGTGGGAAAGTATCACCAACGGCAGGAGTTGAGTCAGTTGCTCCACCTGTACGTGGCTGTAATGCCAAAGCATCACCACCTGAACCACCGAAATCTGCAGCATCAATTTTCATTGAAGACAACAGTTCGTCAGTACCTGCAGTAGATACAGCAACAGTACCATTAACAGTTGTGTTTACTGTGTCAGGTGTACCGTGTAGTGCAGACTGTTTAAAGCCTGTCAAGTAGCCAAGTACGTCTTGGTCAAACTGATCACCCAAACGGTAAGCAGCACGATCTGACGCAAGGCTTTGGAAATTGACGTGACTATGAGCTTCCTCAATATCATCGACCTTGAAGGCAAAATAATTGGCTTTGTCGATTGTCAATGAAAAATCTTCATCGTCAAGATCTTGTGGTGTAATAGTTGTACCACGCTCATATGCTTTAACAGTGATCTCAGGTTCTTTAATAATTTTAACTGAGTCACCCATTGCAGCGATTTCTCCGAAATAATCAGAGTTGGTGATTGCTTCACAGACAGATGCTTTGCGGAAAGCAAGTTGCACCTGTTTGCTATAAATTACTGGTGAGAAGTTACCGTTGGGTAAATTGCCGTGACCAGCAGCGGATGTAAATGCCATTTTAATTTCTCCTAGCATTAAATCACAGATGCAAACGACTAATGACTTATACAGAGGCTAATACTACTAGGGTGCGCTATGTAGAAAGTTGGCCGACCTTCTAGTATAACGGGCCATGAGACATTAGGTTGTCCGAAAGCTTAATTGTGTTTGCGGATAGTTTAGTTAATTGGCAGTATGGGTAACTGTAGTTAATACCTAACAGGGCCATACTACCGATTGTACATATAGTTATATCATAAATATATTATATGTCAATAGCTTTATCTGGCAGAACCAGACATATCGTAAATAAATTTACCAGTACGAATAGCTTCCATAATTTGATCAGCGGCTTTTTCGTATTGTTGTGGTGACATCTTAGCTACCTGAGATTCTTTAAATGTTACGGACGTATCATTATCTTCAGGTTGACTACGACTATTACGACTGTTTACTGAACGTGCAGCATCTTTATTGCTTGCAGGTTTTTTAGTTTTAATATTACGATCTGATTTATACAGATCAATAGCACGTGCGGCAGAGCGAGCGTCATTATCATTTTCATATAATGCATCTTGTACCCACTTAGGTTGTTCATCTGCCCACTGATGAAAATCATCACTATCACGAATTTCACCAAAATCAGGATGAGCTTTCATAAGTTCAGCTTCAGCTTTTTCACGTGAGGCTGTAGCTCTCATTTCATCAATTTCTTTTACACGATCTTCTAATCCTGCAGCTTGCTCACGTGCCTTTTTAATTGCAATAGTTTCTACAATGGCTGCTACATCAGGGTATTGTGTTGCCCATGCTTCAATGTCATCATCTGACTTAGGTAGTTTAATTTCTTTTTGTGTTACGTCTTTTAGTTGGCCTTCAAGTTGTTTAAACTTTTCATCCCAAGACTTTTCTTTTTCTTGCATATGGCGGCGTAAATCACCATAACGTTTCTTAAAACTTTTTTCTTCTGCGCCTACGGG